TACAACCTATGTACTCGGAGTCTCTGTATTCGTCTAAAAATTCATTCATCGGATCACATATCTGAACCCATTCTTTTTTACTACTACCGTTCTGTGCATTAACATCTGATATATTCACACATAATTTACCACCACTTTTTATGGTTGGCCATAGGTTGTCCAAAGCCCTTTGTAAAAACCGAGTGTTCCAAGCATCGATGTTTTTGTACCTCACCCAACTCTGAGTATCATCATAACTATATCTTTCCACATTGAAATAAGGTGGTGATGTGAATACTATATCAAAGGTGTCCTCATACTGACTAAAATCAAAGTCTTCAGCCGCATCACAATGAAACTTTACTTTCTTTTCATTCTCAAAGAATGTTAAATGACTATCGTAATATTTGGCTTGTTGCTCATAGATATGGTGGTTTTCTTTTCTCGGGTCTATTCCTACATATAACTCGGTGTTCATACTGGCATAAAATCCAGCCAACCTATCACCCCAACCTGCACTAAAGTCCAACACGTTCTTGACGTTGAAATAATCATACAGAGCCTTTGCTGCGTTAGGTTTGAACTGACTACATATGTATTTTCTCAATCCCAACATAGTTCTGAGTGTTGACTTGTCTATCTTATCAAACTTTAAAGTGTAGGCCGCTCCCATCAGACTTATCATGAATTTTTCAGTATTCCAAGTTCGTAGAGGACCAGGTGATATTGTACCATCCACAGACCAACGGTTTTCTTGTTGAAAATAATTTGATGATTTGTTTCCGTTGTTGACTCGTTTTATGTACCATTGTGAACCTTGATAAGCCAAAGGATAATCATATCCATCTTCAGCCCTGGCAAACCACTCCCCTTCCTTTAACAAATCATGAACCCAAGTCTTTTTCAAATCAATGAAGTCCTTTCTACATTCTTTTTCGGATATTTCCATGTAGGGTGGTGGATAGGTCATAGCAACCTTTGCCATACTCTCTTTTACATCCTCTTTATCGAATGTGTCTTTGATATAAGACCATTCCGTTTCATCAATGTGAAAATAGGGTTCTTGACCTTTAAACTTGTCGAAGTATTCTAAATACATTTATTCCCCAAACAAATCTTTAAATGCTTTGTTAGCGGCATCTGATTGTTGTGTTTTCTGTTTTACTTCCTCTTGTTTGACCACCTTTTTAATATGGTCTCCACGTTTCCATTGGTCAAACTCAATGTGTGTTGCCATCATGTCTGCCTGATGAAGTATATACGCAATATTGGTTTTTAATGCCCTATCAGGACTGTATCCAATATAATAACTCTTGTTAGCTTCTTCATATAATCCATCTGTCAACATCAAACCAATGTACTCTTTTTCTGTCATTGACACACCAAAGTGTTGTAATAGGAATAAGGCTCTATCAGTTACACTCATATATTGTAGATTACCATTATGCTTGTACACCAATCCTTGATTCTTCCTATGCCAATCTGAATCATTTGGTGTGTAGTAATTCTCGGCTAAATCACCGACCTTACCTAAGTCATGGTGTAGGGCAGCAAATACCAACTCTTCATCTGTAAAGTCAATATTTGCACCATTCTTCTCCCACAGTTCTTTTATCTGTAGGGCAGACGTGGTAACATGCATGACATGTTCCACATAACCACCAGCGTGGCAGTTGTGAAAATGCTCCTTACCACTTGCGGGTGCAAACATCATTCTTTCTTCAAAGTGATGATACATTTTAAGAAGTTTCCCTCTTCTATCATCAGGATAATCTTCTGGAAATGTGTCCTTGATAAGTTGTATCAACTTATTCCAATTATCTTGTAGTTGTTCAGGTGTTAGTTCTTTCATTTTATTTTTTCTCCTAATCGTTTATCAAATACTTTTTTTGGTCTGTTGACCAACTCATCGGTTTTCAACCCATGTTCTTGTAACCACAGTTTTCTCATTATTTTTGGTCTATAAGTGAATTCTGTTATGGTGCCTATATTATGACCGTGTGTTCCTTGTCCCACCATTTCTTTCCTAACCAATACCAAATAATCACCCCACCTTTTTTGTAACTTGCGGTGTTCTTTATTGTGAAACTCAGAATCCCTATACATGGCACAACCACCCTCTTGGAATGAATCCCAATGTGCAGAAAACTCACAGCTCTTTCTATTTATAAATCCCCTTGACAGATATTCAAACATGAAGTTAGCATCCTCACCGACCTCACAAAAAGTCCAATCTATATTATCTATCATGATGCTTAACTTCTTTCCATCTATGTGATGAACGGAGTTGAAAAAGCAAATATCATCATGTGATTTCTTACACGGTGGAAGATTGGCTCTTCTGTGTCCAATGTGGATGTAACCCTCATCCATCCATTTATTAAACAACTCAAACATCTCATCAAAATCTTGCTCTGTCATTTGTCTTTTGGATTTATCCATGTTTGATTTTCTTCCCAAGTCCGAGTAATACTTTTGATTTCTTCTGTAAAAAATAACATCATCATCTATCATTGAAAACCTTATTTTACCAGCATGCCTACATATGAATTCACGAGTGGCTGCTATACCTTTTATTTTGCTAGGAGTCACCAATAGTTGGTCATCACCATACTTCTTGGTCATCAACTTAAATTCCTTTTTCGGTATGACAAACTTAACCATCTTTTGATACTTGTAAGGTAGATTGTCATAAGTTATCTGTATGTCTGTTCTACCCATTGTTGGTATATAAAGTGTTTCAATCATCTATAATTCCCTTTAGCTTCTTTTCAAATTCTTGTTCATAGTACCTAATGTCCTCTGTGGATTCTTTGTACTTCTCTTTGATTCTATTTAATCTTTCTAATCTAACACTTTCATCCCTTAATTCCAAGCACTTTCTTTGTACATCTTCAAATGATTCACACCTCTGCCATTCACTCTCGACCAACTGATTGTTCACATCGTAGTTCTTCCACACCAATGGTATTATATCACACGCAACTGCTTCGTTGTATCTTGATGTTAAATACTCATCGTAGCCAGGCCAGTTAAAACACAGAGTGGTCTTACAGTTCATCAAGTGTGGCACGATGTTCTCAAGTTTTCTCGTGAACTTCACATCCCTTTTGAATCCATCAAAATTACCGATGAACAATGTATCCAAATCAGACTTGTGTAAATCCTTCAAGACCTCGTGTCGAACATCACCACTTAAATCACCACCGACCTTCTTCTTTTTTGATGTACCCCAATATCCAAAGTCATGTATTTTAGCACCCACATGAAACTTCTGTTTAATAAAATGATATTTCAAACTGTGTAATCCACCCTTAAAATCACACTCGTCTATGGAGTGTATTTTAACATCATTATCAGGAAAAACATAGTCCCTATATAACTCCACACTATCGGCTCTATCGGATTGTAAAATTATAATTGTCTTGCCATCTATAACTTCTCGGATACCATTTAATAATTCATCACTTCGTTTTTTAACGATGCTCATAACCCTATCAGGAATATGAAACATGAACTCAGCCTCCGATGGAATCACCACATAATCTGAGTCTGCTACATCTTGGAATATTTTGGTAGGCCAAGCACTCGAAAAGGACAGACCAAAAAACTTGTAACTGTATTGTGGATTGTTATGCATGAATGAATTACACACATGAAACATACTGTCTGCAATAGATTGTAGTGGTTTGGTATATCTTTCTGATGACCTTATTCTTGTAAAACAAATCGTGGGTTTATCGTTGTTGAATTCAAAGAAATCGTTCATTTACCCACATTCCAAAACAATGCACCCTTAGTGGCATGTTTTTGTATGAATGTCCAAGCCTTTGAATCATAGGTTAGTGAACTCTGAAACGGTGGTCTTTCTGGCTCCTTGCATTCTTGATGAAACTGATACTCTGATTTATAGGTTTCAGCCCTACCTTGTTCTCGTCTTGTCGTGTTGTGTCCTATCCTAACACCATAAACCTTAGCATCAGGCCAAGCCGCCTGTAGTCCACGACTCAAAACACCACTACTCATCACCGTCCAAATTTCTTTGGGATTCACATCAAGACTTAGGGCAGTTTGTCGCATAGCCTCAATGATTATCGGATGGTCTCCACCGAATGGAATCAGATGTGCTCCATTATCAAAACAGTATTTTTTAGCCTTTGCCTGTATGTTGGTTAGGTATCCCATAGGAACTTCTATTATATTGGCACCCAACTCTTCAGCCGCATCCGACAACCAATACCGTTCACCTTGTGGTATTGTCACGGTACACTTTTTACCCAAGTCCTTACAAGCATAAGCCAGAGACAATTGAGCATATCCTTGTCTCGGTGAGGCATAGACAAACTCATCTATCTCTGGCTTTGATTTTACATAAACCGTGAATGCTCTTCGTTTAGTCCCACCGTCAAGCAAGTCATCACGAACAACTTTGATACCATCGTATTCTTTTATTACCGGTTTTGGTAAGTTGGTTTTGAAATCAATAGTATCTAATCCATAGTCAAGAAACTCCGTCACTAATCTCTATCTTCCTTATCTCTATCTTCCTTATTAGAAAGATTGTAATCAGCTGACTCCAACTCTAAATTACCTAACTCGTAATCACCCTCGTTTTGAGATGCTATTTTATGTCCAACATGGGTTTCTTTACCATCCACCAAACCTAAGATATCATCTAGTGTTAATTCAGCATTTTCTGAAGATAATTTCTCAGAGAAAACTTCTTTCTTTATTGAAGAATTTGGTTTTGAGCCTTGTCTTTTGACATATCCTTTGGCAAACAATTCATCATATATTTTTAGGAAATCTTCAATCTGTTTTGACATCACATTATTCAGATTCTTACCACTCATAGCATTCTTGTTATCAGCAAGATAGTGTTTACCGATTGCCAAATAGTTATCCTTGATGTACTTTTTAACTTCTTTGGTTAAACCACTTTTCCATGTTTTGACAAAATTAATCATACCTAACGGATCTTTGTTAGCTTTATATTCATCCCATATTGTCTTACCCTCATCAGATAATTGTTCACGAGTTGATTGTCTAAAATTCTCTTGTTGTAACCAAGCAGCTGGAAATTCTCTACTATCCTTTACTTTATAGACATCATTGTCTAAAGGATGAGCAGAAGTATTCAAGATAATTCTGAAATGAAAATAATTACGAAAGGTGGGTATTGATGCTGGAACATTCCATTTTCCTTTCGCTTTCAACACAGGCACTAAAGTGGCAAACTCTTTAGCAACGGTTTTAGCAAAAGTCAAAAACTCATCAACAGATTTAGGAGTCCAAAGGTCTGATGAAATTTTTATCATGTCATCATAAGCTTCATCGGTCATTTTTGGAACATCTGTCCAATTTGAACTCTTACTATGAACCCAAGTATAATACATATGAGATAAAAACCAAACCACACCCTTTCTCTTCAAATTATATGGTTTAGTTTTATTCGTTTCTAACTTGAAGATTGTTATGAAATCAGCGTAATCATTCAAGTCAGTAAATTTTTGCATTATGTAGCTCGGTGATATTGCTCTCCACTCATTAGCATTCCAATCATTACCAGTATTCATAAACCTAACTATGTCTGCTAAGTCTTCCATGTCTTCAAAACCAGTAACAAAAGTGAATGGATGTTTTTGTTCTAAAAAAGCATCTCGTATACTCTCATCCATTTTAGGAAACATTTTTCCATCAATTTCAGTAGAGGTTAGTGGTCTCCCATCCTCGAACATCAACTTAACTTTTTTTGAAAAGTTAATCGGACTGGTGATTTTACCAGAAAACCATCTTGTTAAACCATCGTCACGATGTTGACCATTTATCAACATCCAATCTTTACCCGCTTCCTTGTATCCTTGCATTTTAGCAATAAAGTCTTCTAACTTAGACTTATCATCTTGTAACTCTTTGTTTTTCTTTATTGATTTTAACTCGCTCTTTAAAACTCTGATTATCTCATCAATAGAAACTAAAACGAATGAGTCGATATGTCTATGTCCTCTGAACAATCCACCTAAGTATTTTTGAACTTGATCCTCTGTCCAATGGTCTAAGACTCTTTGTAGGAATTTCCTATCAATTGCGACTTTTGGTTTAAGAGCTAACCAAGTTTTCCAACTAATTGGTTTGTTTGTGGTTTTAATTGGGGTATCTAATATTGGCATTGTATTTTCTCCATGTTTTATGTATTGCTTACAGTATGTCCGAGGAACTTTCGTAATCAACACATAGATTATTGATTAATTAATATAACTTACAAATATTTTACATTAAAGTCAAGCACTTTTTTTATAAAATATAAAAATAGGTTCATACTTCATCGCAGTTCCACCTATCTTTACACTATTTTTCACATTTGATTGGTCAATGCCTATCATTGATGACATCAACATCTTTAACTTGCCTTGATATTCACCACCCAATGATTCGATGATATCGATGGAGTCTTGCTCCAATGGATGATAAGTATCCTTACCGATTTTGATATCGGCAATATTCCACAACAAATACCTATCGTTTCTCAAACTATTGAAAGCATTTGTTAGTGTTGGTTTCAAGAAATTATCTCTCCAATCATGATACAACGGATAAGACCTGAATGATTGTTCCTCATCAGCACTATACTGTTCCCTATCGAAATAAGGTGGCGATGTGAAAGCAAAGTCCAACTTACCTTTGTACTGTTGAAAATCAGGATGGTCTCCGATATGCTCAGAGCCAATCTGAAAATAATGATATGTGTTCTTTGGTTCTTCCCAAAATGGATTTGTCTCCAAACCATGTTCATTGAAGAAGTCAGCAACATACTCGTATCTTGATTTGTTAAGTTTTGGTATCCAATTATCTGTATTGGGATCACACCCAACATAATGAATTCTTTTCATGGAAGCCATAGCACCCAATATCCTACCACCCCAACCTGAACTCGGGTCATAGACGTTCAATGGTTCGTCTTGTTTGATGTGGTCGGTATACTTCTCGTATAATAATCTAGCCGTAAGTGGTGGAAAGTTAACAACGGGTTGAGTAGATAATGCTAACCTAAATGTCTGAAACATGGTTGGAAATAATCTCTTACCAATGTTGTAATATCTAATCATGTATACGTTATCTTTTTCTTTACCACTCTTGGTTCTTACGGTGTCGGTTAGTTCATCCACCTCAATGATTCTCTTTAATGTAGGACACCATAAGTTAGTCAGCATTTGCTCGGTAATCAATCCCTCTTCATGTAGTCTTTTGATTTCATCGGCCTTGAGATGAACATACTGTTTGAAATACTTGGTCTCGTGTGATTTGGAAATCCAAATCCTATGGTTCTTGAACTTCAAAGAGTTTTCACTATAGTATCGTAACCACTCTTCAGCACTCTCTCCGTTCCA